CTCTGAGTCGATGGTTGCTTGTGATCTGGTGACCATGTAGCGATGTCGCACAGAGCGCTGAAACTGGGCCTCTGCCAGGGCAATAAAGTCCTTTGTTGCAGAGGCCAGATCAGTGCGATTTAACCAATCAGCAATGCTTGCCTGCAACTCGCTGTAGGTAGAAATCGCCATCAGATACGCGCGTCTCTTGTACGAAACGCGCGGTTCTCTGAGTCGTTCAACCACTTAGCCAATCGCTTAGGATCGTCGGCAATACCCTTTGCTTTCAGATCGTAATAAATTGACATAGGTATGGACGCAACCTTTGACCACTCGCCATGCTTCTGGTGGCGGTCAATTGCATTCCGGGCGCGCTTGTTCGCTTCAACAATGGCAGTCACATCTTGCGAAGACGCAATAGTGATTTTGTCATCTTTCAGCGTGTCGCCAGCCTCGTAAATGAAATCGGTCCTGATACCGCTTGCGGCATCGTTCGACAGGTTGCGTTTTATTTCCATACGTTTCCTATTAGCTAGTGGATAGGTCGGCTACAACACCAAGACCAGCTTCTTGAGTAACGACCAAACCATACTCGGCCAAAGTCAGAAACTTAGTGGCATCGCCGGTCTTAGCAAGCTCGTTTGCTTGGATAGGTCTTAGCGTAGCTACCTCTACCAGATCAGGGTCAATCACATATGCGTCACGCGCTCTACTCTTAGTAGACGGAACAATTGCAACTGATCCAAAATCTGACAAATATACATCGGCGGCACCGATAATAGTTGTTGGAGAGTCGCTAGGCGCTTGATAACGCTGAGCGGCAATACCAGCAAAGCCAGAGATCACAGTCTTAACGTGTGGACCCACTAACACGAATCGTGGTGATCCGCCGTTTGTAAACACGCCCTGCAGAACTGATTTTAACATTGGTTCTGTCATTGCTCTTTGAGTGCCATCGGTAGCAGCTGCGTTTACAACGCCGCCAGATACTGTAGGCGCTGCGCCGTTAGTGCCGTTAGAGCGGTTGGTGCGAATGAATGCAGCCAGTGGCGCAGTCTTTCGTGCAGTGGTTGCGTTACCGCCAACTGCTGCGTGATTGAGGCCGCATAAATTATGCTCCATATCGTTAGCTAGACGCTTACCTGCCATACTGATCTGGTACGCGACCTCTGCCCGTCTACCGGCAAGATCTAACGCAGACATTGTGTCGGACACGATAAAGTCTTTGCGAGAGATTTGAGTGTAGTTACCCAAGCGAGATGTTGGAGTAACTGCGGTAAACGAAGCTAAGTCGTCACCTTCTAAGTGATGGTTAGCACCTGCGGCACCAAGATCATCGGTCTGCCATTCAAAGAATGTATTTGTCACAGATCGCTTCTTTGTCATGTTGGACATGAAAGGGCGAGTCTCTGGAGAGATCATAGTGATAATGTTTGAGAGATCCTCACGAACGCCAATAGCGTTATATTTGAGGAAAGTGTTTGCGATAATAGTCATGGTAATTCCTAAAGCATAGATTCAATCAATGAAGCAGCGTTTTCTGTGCTGCCAGTTTGTTTGAGACGTTGAAATGCGGCTTTAGTTTTGCGCTGACTAGGCTTTACCTGCTGTTGACGTGATCCAGATCGTACAGTTTTACCACCCTGCCCAGCTTTCTGTGCTTTGCGAACGCGCTTCTGACCTTGGTCATAAAGCATTGCTTTTCGCAGGACTTTAATGTGGTTAGCCCTGACCAACGCCCCTAGCTCTTCTTCAGCTACGCCTTGGTTTATGAGGTATTCTCTAAGCTGCTCTCGCTGCTTATTCGCCACCTTCTCGTCCTTCCACTCTGGGATTAGGTCGGGAAGTTGCGCCGCCTCACTTTGTATCAGCCCCCGCATTTGCTGCTGTTGCTCTTGGGCGTTAGCGTCATTCACACGCTGCTGCTCAATGGCAATGGCCTGCAATTTTTGCTGGCGCTGCTCGGTTCTCAATCTGTACTGTCGTTCTTGCCTAGCTCCTTCAATTGGATCTTCATCGTATAACCGATCAAAGTCCGGGGCAGGCTCGTCAAATGCTGTCAGCTGCTGTTGCAATGCGCCTAATAACTGGCTGTATTGCTGCCGCTCAAGTAGAACCGCGTCTCGGTCATGGCTGAATTGCTTTCGCTCTTCTGCCAGTGCTTGGCTCTTCTTGGTATAGTCTGCTGTGCGTGAATACCCATTTTTAAGTTCGTCCAGGTCAACAGAAATTTCTTCACCGGCAACTTTGACCGTGAAGCTCTCTGGCTGACTGTCCTCATCTTCGTCTGAGTCATAGTCTTCATCGTCATCCAACAGTTCGGCATCATCGTCATCTGAATCGAGATCCTCATCGGACTCCTCATACTCAGATTCTTCTAAAACCTCGCCCTCATTTTCTAAGGACTCATTTTCAACAACCTCATTTGAATCTTCGGTTTGGCCTTCTGGCTCCATCAAACTCAAAATCGCTGCTTGGGCATCGCCCAAAGTGCCAGACCCCATATCTTGGGGTTCGCTGCTTTCTATTTTATCACTCATGGTAAATTCCGCTTATTGAAAGCGACTTGATCGGCGACTGCGCGTATTTGCACAACCAGGTCTTCAAGTGCCTCTTGTTTTTGATGTAAGCGCTCCCGTAGTACGGGGTCACGTTCCTTGCACCATTCCTCAAAGTAATCGAGGCGTAGCATTTCTATGAGCACGCCGAAATCTTCATCGTCAGCGAATCTCTGTATGTTTGACTGCTGCTCAGGCCGTAGGGACATTCGGCACCTGCTG